AGATTGGTGATAGAGCCGTAGAGTCAGAGGGCGAGATGTACATGGATGTCGGCGTGGCATTCAACAGTCCTGAAAAGTTTAACGAAGGTGACCATGTCAGGGTCAATGTCGCCAATGTCAGCAAAGTGGAGACAACCGGTGGCGACGATGTGTACACCCTGACAGGTTCCAAGTTGATTGGTGAAGCAGAGGGAGAAGGACTGGTCAGCAGAGAAACGCTCGGTATGCTCGCCAAATCAGAAAGCGTCCAGTGGCTGTGCGAAATCAGCAGAGCAAAGTCCGGCATTCGTATTGCGATGCCACAAGGTGATGTACTCTACAAGTGCACTCAGACCGGTAACATGTGGACGGTGCATTCTCCGTTGGCCAACAACGGGTATCTGATTCGCCTTGCTGAAAGCCAACGACCGTACTGGAGTCCAGTAGCGGGTGCGCTGTTGAAAGCAGGTCTTGAGATAGCGGACAAGGCAGAGGTGCACGAATCCAAAGGTGATGGAAAGCCTCTGATTCCTCCACGCAAAGAAAAAAACACGAACTGGTGGGACGAAAAGGACAAAAACAAAGTTTTGGTCAAAGGTCTGATGTTGATTGACAGATTCCTCAAAAGCGGAGTTGGTGCTGTCGGACAGTCAAGCACCGGCACCATGGGCTTGGGTATAGATTATGCTACCCCCATT